AGAATAGGATTTTACTTTTTAGGTTAGCTAGACTACACTATATGCACAGAACACACTGTTTAAAAAATTTTTTGCAAAAAATTAATGGCTACAGAAACTAAACAAGAGATCTTACCTTACGAGCCCTCGCCAATAGAGCGAACTCAACAAGGTCTTGCGAACCTGCTTAAGAAAACAGGAATCAGTAATTATTCTGCACAAAACACAGCTGACAAACTTACAACACTAGCAGACTTTATCCCAATACTTGGTGATGTACAAGGTGTACGAGAAGGAAGCTTTATGTTTAAAGAAGGTGATAAGTTGATGGGCACAACAATGATAGGCGCAAGTCTCATACCTTTTATTCCTGGCACTATACTCTTTAAAAAAGCAGAAAAATTACAAAACAAAATAAAGAAAGCTGAGTTTGATGAAGCAAGAGAAACAAGAAACGCACAATCAGGTGAATCAGCAGCAAACACTGCAGCAACCAAACATAAAAAAGCCAAGGTCACAGCTCAAAAGCAGTTAGACGATTTAATACTTAACAACACACCAAAAGATGCTAGCAAAGAACTAGCAGAAAATTTAAATAAACAAATAATTTTTCACGGCAGTAGAAATAAAGGAATCGAAAGTTTAAAACTCCCTGAAGACATAGCGAATAAACTGCAGGTAGGGCAACGCAATCCAAGTTCAGGCGGTATCTATACTGTAAAAGATGTAGCCGATCCAAGACTTACCTCTTTTTCTGAAAAAGGTTCAGCTTATGCACTTTCCCCTAATTTTAAGAGAACACTCGATATAGAAAATATGCCTAAAGAAACAGAACAAAGTTTAGAAGACATGCTAAACTATGTTTCTCGACCAAGTAGAACAGGCACTGGTCCAAAACGTACAGAGTATCAACTAGACACCATGTTGCGTGGTGGTCCAGGCAGTGTATACAAATTACCATCAAACTTTTCTCGTAATGTTGCTGATAGGTTAAAAGAACTCGACTACGATTCAATAATGTTTCCACCTAGAAAAATGAAAGGAGAATCAGAAACTGTGTTATCCCTAGACCCAGAAAATTTAGAGATAACAGAAGAAATACCCTTCAACAGACTAAAAGACTTTATAGAAGAGTTTTCTAAAAAAGAATATAACTCTGGCGGTAAAGTAAATTCATCACTCATGACTCTCAAGTATTAGATCGCTGCATGACTATTCGCCCCGAGCTTGAAAAATTACCCGAAGATGTTTTAAAAGAACACCTAGAACTTTCAGAAAGGCTACAAGAACTCAAAAGAGTAGAAGGTGCGCAATCTAAGTTTCTATCTTTTGTCAAAACCCAGTGGCCATCGTTCGTGGAAGGTGCTCATCATAAACAAATGGCAGAAGCCTTTGACCGTATAGCCGACGGTAAAATAAAAAGACTTATTATAAACATGCCACCAAGGCACACGAAGTCTGAGTTTGCGTCTCACTACTTTCCTGCGTATCTCGTGGGTCGTAATCCGTCGCTCAAAATACTACAAGCAACCCACACCGCAGACCTTGCTGTAAAATTTGGTAGAAAGATTCGTGACCTTATGTTAATGGAAGATTACGAAAAGATATTTGACAACGTACTTATTAATCCAGATAGCAAGGCAGCAGGTAAATGGGAAACACAAGATAAACGTAACCCTAAACTTAAAGGGGAATATTATGCAGCTGGTGTGGGCGGTGCGTTAGCTGGACGTGGTGCGGATCTATTTATTATTGATGACCCCCACTCAGAGCAAGATGCTCTTAACCCAAAGTCCATGGACGATGTATACGAGTGGTACACTTCTGGACCAAGACAACGTCTTCAGCCTGGAGGTAGCATCGTTATAGTTATGACGCGATGGAACGTCAACGATCTAACAGGTAGATTACTTAAAGATGCAGCTCGCGATCCTAAAGCGGATCAGTGGGAACTTATCGAGCTCCCTGCTATTTTACCCAGCGGTAATCCACTATGGCCAGAGTACTGGTCACTAGAAGAAATGGAAAGTGTAAAAGCTTCATTAAGAGGTGGACCAAAGTGGCACGCACAATATATGCAGAACCCTTCATCAGAAGAAGGCGCACTTATAAAGAGGGAGTGGTGGAAAGAATGGCCAAATGAAAGACCACCAGAAGTTGATTACATTATACAAAGTTACGATACTGCGTTTTTAAAATCAGAGCTTGCGGATTACTCAGCTATCACAACATGGGGTGTGTTTTATCCAGAAGGTCGACTAGGCGGTGAAGAAATTTACAACGGCGATGTTCCACATATCATATTATTAGATGTAGTCAAAGGTAAGTACAACTTCCCTGAACTGAAAGGGCAAGCCTTCAAGCAGTACGAACACTGGGAACCTGACGTAGTGATCATAGAAGGCAAAGCCAGTGGTATGCCACTTACACAAGAACTGCGGAACGTAGGTATACCTGTACAAAACTACACGCCATCAAAAGGCAACGACAAAGTAGCAAGGGTCAATGCCTGTGCTCCATTGTTCGAGTCTGGCATGGTTTGGTATCCTGACACTAACTGGGCAAAAGATGTAATAGAAGAATGTGCGGCATTCCCAGCAGGAGATCACGACGACTTAGTAGACTCAACTACACAAGCTTTAATGAGATTTAGACAAGGTGGCTTTGTACAACTACCAAGTGATTACGAAGAAGAAGTTTTATATCGGAAGAAAATAAGTTATTATTGATAACCTATAAAGGAGAACCATGGCGATAGAAGCACAAAGATATCCTAAAAAGGAAAACCCCATAACGTCAGAAGAAGAATTAGTTATAGAATTAGAAGAAGCTAATGACGATGGTGGTGTAGAATTTCAAGTAGGAAGCAATGGTGAAATGTTACCTGTTGATGATACAGAAGCATTAGAAACAGAACACAACTCAAACCTTGCTTTAGTTTTAGACCCAAGTGAACTTGGTGAAATATCAAACGAACTAATCGCAGCATTCGAAGAAGATAAAGAATCCCGTGATGAATGGTTACAAACTTTTTCTAATGGTCTAGATTTACTAGGCATAAAATCAGAAGAACGTGACACACCATTCCCAGGAGCAAGTGGGGTCACTCACCCTTTACTTGCAGAAGCCGCAACTCAATTTCAGGCACAAGCCTATAAAGAATTGCTACCAGCCAATGGACCCGTGAGTACGAAGATGGTAGGACTTGACAACCCTGAGCTAGAAGCACAGTGTAAACGTGTCAAGGAATATATGAACTACCAGATAACAGAAGTCATGGAAGAATATGATCCAGATATGGATAGTCTGTTATTTTATTTACCATTGGCTGGTAGCGCATTCAAAAAAGTATATTTTGATTCATTGCTCGGTAGAGCCACCTCACCTTTTGTAAAAGCAGAAAACTTAGTAGTCAGTTATGACACAACAAACCTAGAAACTAGCCCAAGAACAACACACGTCATCACGATGACAGGCAATGACATCAGAAAAATGCAACTTAACGGTGTTTATCGTGATTTTGACATTGGTTCAGCTGGTGAAATTGAGTATAACGAAGCTAAAGAAAAGCTAGATGAGTTACAAGGGCTCAGCAGACCGACTAGTGACTACAATGAATACACATTATTAGAGGTTCATGTTGATTTAGAGCTCGAAGGGGTCGATGAATACGAATATGGTGTACCTTATATAGTAACTATCCTTGAAGATTCAGGTGAAATACTCGCAATAAGGCGAAATTGGGCTATGGAAGACGAATTATTCCGTAAAAAAGAGTATTTTATACACTATAAGTTCCTCCCAGGACTAGGTTTTTACGGTTTTGGCTTAATTCACATGATTGGTGGGCTAACTAAGTCCGCAACCTCTATTTTAAGACAATTAATCGACGCAGGTACGTTATCAAACCTACCAGCAGGGTTTAAAGCACGTGGTATGCGTGTACAAGGTGAAGATGAACCACTCAGACCTGGAGAATTTAGGGATGTTGATGTTCCAGGAGGCACAATACGTGATGCCTTAATGCCTTTACCGTATAAAGAGCCAAGTAACGTACTTAGTCAATTATTAGGTGTACTTATTGACTCAGGTAGAAGATTTGCAAACATTGCAGATATGCAAGTAGGTGATATAGGTAGTCAACAACTACCAGTGGGCACAACTGTAGCTATGTTAGAGCGTGGCACTAAAGTTATGTCCGCTATACACAAACGTTTACACTTTGCTCAAAAGAAAGAATTTAGGTTACTGGCTGGAGTGTTTTCTCGATCACTACCTTCTGCTTATCCCTATGCAGTTGAGGGCGCACCTTCTGAAATTAAACAATCAGACTTTGATGATCGTGTAGATATTATTCCAGTCAGTGATCCTAACATATTCAGTATGGCACAACGTGTTATGCTAGCTCAACAAGAATTACAGATGGCACAAGCAGCACCAGAAATACATAACCTGCGTGAAGCTTATAAAAGAATGTACGAAGCCTTAGAAGTAAAAAATATAGAACTACTTTTACCTCCTCAAGCAGATGTACCGCCTAGAGATCCTATCAGTGAACATCAAGCAGCAATTATGGGACAACCTATAAAAGCTTTTGAGTTTCAAAACCACGATGCATATATAACTGCTCACGTTGCGTTTTTACAAAACCCTATGATGCAACAAAATCAAGTTGCTCTGCAGGCAATACAAGCCAACATACAAGAACACACAGCCATGGTGTATAAACAACAGATCGAACAAACCCTCGGTCAACAATTACCACCGCTTGATCAAATGCAGAATATGCCAGAAGAACAGCAAAAACAAATCATGGATGAATTATCTTTAGCTGCAGCAAATGCTGCTCAAGAAGTAACTGGTCAGCAACAAGCTTTACTAGAGGCTCAACAAAATACTCAAATTGATCCTGTAGTAGAACTCAAGCGTGAAGAAATAGCACAAAGAGCACAGTCTGATGCTTTACGAAGTCAGGTTGATATAGCTAAGATAGAATCTCAAGAGGCAATAGCAGAAATGAAAGTGGCTCAAGATAGAGAAGAAGCTTTACTTAAAGCTGAAAATGACAATAATAAAACGTATGGTCAGATATTAAAAGATGTCAGATCAGCGGATACAAACACAAAAGGTACTTAAATGAATGATACAACTAAATACAAAAAAGTTAGCTTCCCTGCTCCTGACAGAATAGATCTGTCTAAGCCAGTAAAAGGCACAACTGTTTTAACTAAAACTAACAGTGATATTTTTGGTCAAGGTCAAACAACTGTTAAAGGTAAAGGCGCAGCAACTAAAGGTGTAAAATTTAACACCAGCCCTAGTGGAGTAAGATAATGGCAAAACCAGGACTATATGCAAACATAAACGCAAAGCGTAAACGTATAGAAGCAGGCTCTGGAGAAAAAATGCGTAAGAAAGGTGCGAAAGGTGCACCTTCAGAACAGAACTTTAAAGATGCAGCAAAAACAGCTAAAAAATCACACGGTGGTGTTCATGGCGGTCAGAAAAAACTAGATAAAAATAAAGATGGTAAAATATCTGGTGCTGATTTTAAAATGATGAAAAATGGCGGAGAATTTTTAGCAGGCAACTCAAACCGTAGAAGAAGTAGAAACGGTGGCTAAAACTAAAGTTAAAAAATCAAAGCACAAAGGGTGTGGTGCGGTTATGTCTAAACGCAGAAAAACAACTAAATACTCATGAGCGATTCACCAGACGAGTTTGTATACAGGGCTACCTTAGATAGAGTAATAGATGGAGATACTTTTGATTGTATCTTAGATCTAGGGTTTGATGTCAAACTACATAAACAAAGAGTCAGGCTAGCAGGTATAGACACACCAGAGTCTAGAACAAGAAATTTAGCAGAAAAAGCACTAGGTCTTAAGGCAAAAGAAAGATTAATAGAACTTTGTGTTGGAACATTTAAAATTAAATCACTAGGAAAAGGAAAGTACGGAAGAATACTTGGTATTCCGTACACAGCAGATGGTGAAGATATATGTCAAAAACTTATATCAGAAGGGCATGCTGTAGAATACTGGGGCGGAACGAAAAATAAAATATGGGGTTAATACCATGGTCATGAAAAGCAGCAAGATGGGTGCTAAACGCAAAATGTCAAAAGGCGGAATGAAACGCAAAATGTCAAAAGGCGGAGCAAAGCGCAAAACAACAAAAAGAAAAAAGAGATAAGTGTCTCATCTCATCAGTAATATCCCGCATTTTAAATGCTGGGTAAGAAGAGAGTTTACACATAACCACGAAAAGTACCACGGCGAATATCTTCACGCAATCGCTATAGCAGTTAACACGATACCCGATAGATCCTTGAGTTTTCAAGTTGTATTTACAGGAGAAGAAAACAACTGCGAAGACTGGGACGAAGGTAATATACACGGTGGTGCGATGTGGGCAAGGATGCCGATACAAGCTCTAGTTGCTGATGTCCCTAGTGAAGAATACCCAGTTCCAATGGAAGATCATTTAGCTCAACCATGGGATTGTGAATCAAGAGATCATTCAGTTATAGTTATGGACCGAGTTTCTTCATCACCATGGCTTTGCAAAATTGATGGAAAGTTTTATAA